AACCTATAGCAGTGCTTCTGCTTCCTACATCATCTTGACTTAGTGTAGCATATCCTAACGCTACATTTCTTACACCTACTGTAAGTGCATCACCTGCTACTCCACCGATAAGGGTGTTATGTATGCCAGTGGTTACTGCTGTACCTGCTCTGTCTCCAACAGCTACGTTAAAAGAGTCTGTTGCGGTGGTAAAGTTTTGGACTGCTAAAGCGTTACGACCAATAGCAACACTACAACTACCTAGAGTGTCAACGCTTAAAGCCGCTCGCCCTACTGCAACATTGTTATCAGCGTCTCTTAATGCATCACCAGCTTTACCACCGATAAGGGTGTTAAAAATACCCGTGGTGATTAATGCACCCGCATTATAACCAACAGCTGTGTTGTCACTATTTGTAGCCGTTGTAAAGTTTTGTGTAGATAAAGCAAATGACCCAATGGCAGTAGACTGACTCCCTTTTGTGTCTGACCCCAAAGCACCCTGACCAAAGGCAGCATTTTTACCGCCCTCTGTTAGTACGTCAGCAACAAGACCACCTACGAGGGTGTTCTGTACGCCTGTGGTGACTGCTGCTCCTGCGTTAAATCCAACTGCCACATTGTAAGTATCAGTAGCAGTCGTAAAGTTTTGCGTTTGTAATGAGCCATAGCCAACAGCAACCGACCTACTACCTAAAGTATCTGCACTTAAAGCAACAGTACCTATTGCTACATTAAAGTCAGCGTCAGTTAAAGCATCACCAGCTATACCACCAATGAGTGTGTTGCTTGTGCCTGTGGTGACTGATAATCCTGCATTATACCCAACTGCTGTGTTTTGACTGTTTGTAGCAGTCGCAAAGTCTTGACTAGCCAATGCCGCATGACCCAAAGCAGTTGAATGATGACCGTTTCTATCTGTAGTTAAGGCTTGCTCCCCAAAGGCTACATTATTACTCCCAGCTATTAAGTTAGCACCTGCAAAAGTTCCCGTTAAGACGTTGCGAATACCTGTTGTCATATCAAGACCCGCTTGATAGCCCACTGCTACGTTTCGTGAATTAGCGCCAGCATCTAATGTTTTTAATGCTTGATAACCAATAGCTGTATTGTGACCATGAGCATCTTCAGTCTTAAGTGCTTCAAATCCAATGGCTATATTACCATCCCCAGTAGTCAAAGCAGTACCCGCCTCATCGCCCACGACCACGTTGTAGTTACCGCCAGAGGCTATTGAGTTACCTGCGTTTACGCCTGCTACAAAGTTAGACGTACCAGAAGTATTTGTAGACATGCCGTCAGATACAATAATACCCGTTACGTCCACACCCGTAGAAGTCGTTGCAATCTTGGCGCTGTCTGCAAAAGACAACGTAGCAGCAGCAGTTTTACCGCCAATCGCATTCACAACCGTGTCTAAAGTATCAAGATCAGTGTTGATCTTTGTACCCCAAGTGTCTTCGGATGCGCCAACTTCTGGCTTCGTAAGGCTATATGCCGTTGTGGTTGTATCTGCCATGTTATTCTCCTATGCGGCGTTAGCCAAAATTACACTTTTGCTTGAAGCAGCGCTTTATTCCGTCAATTTTGGGAAAGCGCAGTCCAGTTGCCCGGTGCGTTAGGGGCATATTGCCATATTTTCTCTGCGGGGGCAACAGGCGTCCAATCTTCTGGCGTGACAGGGATCGGCTCCCATTTCTTAACGGCACTGCAAGTCGTACTCAAAACAGTGCTAATTAAAGCACTACTTGACAGAACTCGGTTGCACGTTGCTACAGATGTTATAACGCAAACAATGTCAGCACTACTGCTGTATATTGCTTCAGCTCTGGCAGATGTACTGCAAACAGCAGATACCGTCGCAGAGGTCGGCTTAACGCGAACTGCACTAGAGCTAGTGGTTGCCGCCGCAGCTACCGTGCCAGCAGCATTGCGCTTACGAACACAGGCGGCAGACGTAGTTAAAGCGCAGGTTGACGCTGCATCGCTCTCACGAACGCGCTGGGCAGCAGATGCCGTCGTGGCGGAAGCCGCGCTAGATGCAGACGCCTCACGCACTCTGGTAGCTTCAGATGATGTCGTAGAAACGCCAACAATAATAGACGCAGTTAATCTAACGCGAACCGATGCGGCGGCGGTAGTCGTCGTAATGACAATCGTGCCAGCGCCGTCAGTGACAAAGCCATCCAGCCCGTAGTTATACGAGCCGTATGTAGCCTTGCCGTAGCCAGAACGATACTCAGCCATTAGTCGAGTGTAACGTCAAGGTCGCCAGATGGGAGCCTAAATACATCGCCAGTAGCAATTGCTTTACTAGCCGTTAACGCCGCGTAAGCAATTAAGTTGCCGCTGCTTGCAGCGTCAAAAACACCGACGTGCGTAACGGTGCCATAACTCGCCGTGGCGACTGGCCACTCAATCGCAGCATTGTTTGAGGCAGTGTTGCCAGAAACGGCAAACGCAACAGCCCTACGAACATAGCCGCCGCCAGAAACTTCAGTGCCGCCGCCGGGATCGGATGGCGCGCCAGTGTAAAGCGCAATATGCCACTGAGTTGGGCGCGTTGTGCTGCTCGTTGTGAAAACATAAGTTAAAACTCTGGTTTCAAATTCATTAGAAAAACTCATATTAGTACGCCTTTATTTTCATACGACGGCCTGACCCGCCAAATTTAGCTGCATCACCTGACTCGTTTATAGCATCAATTGCACTTTGATACAAAGCCGCCCAAGTCGTTAAGCGCGCATCATCCTTTAAGTAAGGAGCCGAGTGCATTAAGGAGCCATACAAGTATGCATCAGGAAAATACTGCAACAGCCAGTTAGTCGTTACGCTATCGCTCAACTCAGCAACGCGCGAGTAATAATAAAGCTCAACAGTGTAAGAGCTATCTGGACGGGGATAGACCTCCAGTTCGCCAGCAGTCAAGGCGTAATAACGCGGAGTGCCAGAAGCGTTTGCAGATTTAAATTTACGCTCAATTAACTGGAACTGACTAATCTTCTCGAGTGGGCTAGTATCGCCAGACGTAATGTAGAACCGAATGTCCTCAAGAAAGTCAGCAGGTATTGCGCTATACTGCGTGTCAAGATCAGCCGTGCTTCGTTTTTCTTGCCGCCAGTGGCGAACCTTGCGCTGCATGTTAGCCTCAGCCAGCGTGACGAAATCGCCAGCAATGGCGGTTAAGTCATCGCGGTTAAGAAAATCTGCAATGCTAGATTTTAGCTCTGCGTAAGTTGTTATTGCCATTACTGTAACAATCCTTGCTTGTATTGCTCTTCATTAGCACGTTTCTGCATTTCTTGTAAGGCTAGTAAGCCGCCGGGTTGTTGCGACCCTTGCGCCATAGCTTGCTCAACGTCCACAGCGGCTACACCAAGCATGGTTGCCGCTCCAGCAACGCCGTACCTTTTAACAATGTTTATTAACTTTTCGTCAAAGACGACAAAGTTTCTTGTGGCGTTTGCGGTTCCGCGCGATCCGGCGTCAAGGTATTTAATGCCCGGGATACCTTTTCTCTTTAATACATTCGAAAACTTTTTCTGATAATCGAACGGCGCATTAGGGTTGTGAGGCGCGGCTTCGCTGTAAGCGCCGAGAAAGTCTCTCCCCGTTGGGTCTTGAAACTGGTCGCGCGGCATATTCGCCCTAACGGCCTGCTTCGTGCCTAAAAATTTCCTCCAAGCGTCTTGAACTTTTGCAGACTGCTGACTCACAGGAACATCCCAATCAAGAAATTCATCTGGATTTGCCGCGATATTAACGTCGTACATACGGCCAGCATTAAACTCGCCAGTAGTTTTGAAGCCCTCAAGCTGCGCTATCTTATCCTTTTGGATTTGTAACTGCATATTAAAGTTTCTTTCGACCCCTTTAAAAGCGCCAGTTTGGTTTCGCTCAAGCAACCTGTCTAGTTTTTGTTGAGTCTCCAAGATTGCGCGATCAACATCGCCGCCAACACTCTCAAGAGTGCGTTGTGCGCCCGCCGTAGACCAGCCCGCCAAGTCATCCCTATACTTCTTGGCAACGTCTTCAGCCTCAGCAAAATATAGCCCGTGGCCATAAACCTGAGCGCCTTCGCCAGTGCCAATCGCATCCATGCTGAATTTGTCAAAGTCGTGTGGACTTCCGTGGTATGCTTTAAAGCCAGCATCCACCTTCGGCTTCAACCGCACATTACCCAACAGCGAACCCATAGCATCCGGGTCAACCTCAACGCGCTTGGCTGTATCAAGCAAACCTCGCGCGCCAGCCTTAACAGCCTTCGCAGCCGCATCGCCAACGCCGGGTATCAGGCCAAGCACAGTCGCGCCGCCCAACAATCCGACCAGACCCCAATTAGGGTTTTCTGACGTTGCTTCCTCCCAAAGTTCCTTTGCGGCCATTGCGTCGCCAACTATCGGCGTCATTTCAGCTATAAATCGAGCCGCGTCCGCACCAGTAAAGTCACGCTCTCCAGTGCGGCGCATTTCGGCGCGCTTGGCGGAATATGCTTCACGTTCTGCGGCGCGCTTGGCGGAATATGCTTCACGCTCTGCGGCGCGGCCTGCAAGGTATTCGTCACGACTTGATGAATCAAGCAAGCCAACCATAAAAACAATCCTCTACTTTTCTGCACATTAACATAGTTTATTTAATAATACCACGTGGCCGCATATCATATATTTTCTAAGCCAGCCATGACCTTTTCCATGCGCGCGGATAGTTTCCAATGCCCAGCACGCCAACGCGCCGCAAACTGCGCATCCTCCAAGCTAAGCCCACGTCCAACATATTGTTTAATCCAGTTGTTCATGCGGATATTTTTCATCTTAGGCGATAATTTGTAAAATGGAATAGGCTTCATGCAATACCCTTTAAATTACGCTTAATGACTTGCTTCCAACTTGACATAGAGCCAGACAAGGCAGTCGCCGCGTCAGACGCCATTGTCAAACATAAAGCGTCGGCCAGGTCAGGCGACTTTAACCCACGCTTGCGCATCTCATCCTTGCTCTCAGCTTTCATCTTACCTGACGACGTAAACGAATACCGGATTGCAGTTAATTCCGCCAGCAAACGATCATTATCTGGGAGTTTGCACGACCTATCCTCAAGCCAACCCTTTGTCTTAAACCACAACTCAGACCGCAAATTCATATGCGTCTTGCCCATCGCAGGAGC